AAACGATTGTCCACCGGGATACGACGCGTGTCGTATTCGGTTTTGGTACATAAGACGGGTCATCGCCACTGCCCATATTTAAATTACGGGTTAAGCGAGGCCAGCCATCCAGAATTGAAGGCTCCTTATCAGTGTGGAGGGTATTTACCTTAAACTCTGATCGCCGGAAAACCTGGTTGTAACCAAACCTTTTGCAAGGTCGGTACTTGATACCTTTTTCGCGGTTGCGACGTTCGGCACCAAGTGCACTATCGTCATGATCGTGTAGGCACGGAAATGAAGATGTACTTATACCCCAAGGGATAAGTCCAAATTCCTTCTCAAGTTCCGTTACGATAGTATCCGCCAACATGGTGTAACCCCTATGCATAAAGGAATTAGCGTAGGACACCCATGCAGCGTATCCAGGACCGTCTTTTCGGCTCACAGGAAAGAGTTTTCTTACCTTTTGTGACGTGACGTCAATACCATCGAAGGCATCAACACCACATGACTCACGAAATAAACCCTTTGTATAGCTCTTCGAAATGTTGACCGAAAGGCCTACACACGTCAAAGCAGCCATAATGAGATCGGATAATTCTGTGGGAACAATGATATCGTCCCCATAGACATAAACGAACTCACACGCTTCTCGTAAGTTGATGTTTAGCTCGCCAGCTATTGCGGAAACGCATATAGCAAAGAAGCAAAAAGCCTCAACGGGAAAGCACAAGGCTGATCCCATTCCAGCATATTTCTTCAATCCAATCACCTTACCATTTGGCAATTGGGTTTCCGTTGTGCGCAAAGCTAGGAGACACTCCAAAAGTCTAGGTTTAGACCTGAAGATTTTCCTAACAAGCTGCGCAGAGAGGAGGTCTGAGGCGTCCTTCAAATCAAGTGTAGCCCATTCTCCAGAAACGGAGGATGATAGGGCTAGATACTGATTGACCGATTGGTCAGTGAAGTTGACATGCCCTTTGGTAAGGGAGGAGGACTCTAGTCTCCTAATCAACGCGCGTCCTAACCCCTGTTGGAGCCACATGTTACTGTTGGGCTCCATGGTTATGATGCGCGGTCCTCGAGAGTCCTTCGGGACCAATTTAACCAGTGAACGACCATTTTCAGGTCGGTCAAGGTCCTTGTAGTCACCGAAGTGGTCCTCAAACATCTTAGGGTTGGCGTAGAGATACGACCAAGCCGGATAGCTACGCTGGATTTGGCGGGGATAGGACTTGAAGGTCCATTTTTCCTCACCAACTTCCTTCGTGGCTAACTTACCTGGCCCATGCCTAGGAGTGATGTCAAAAGGATCAAAGTCGCGAAACACTATCCTAGCAAGAAGTGACGCGCCGGAATGGAGTTGTGAACTCCAAGTACCAGGCTCATCTAAATCGAGATAGGTTGACGCGAGTTCTACCGTCGCTTCGTTGGATACGAAGTTGTCCAGAGTTACGTCTATGGTAGACGCACTGTAAGGTAGCTCGAGTTTGTAAAAAGCGTCGCAGACCTGCCTAACATGTTTAACATGTTGTGACGAAGGCATAAGAGCCAGCCTCCCATCAGAATCGTAAATCTCACGGAAATGCACCTGAAGAAAGGCAGGGTAACCCGTACCTTTCGCGAGGCGAAAGCTCCGCGGAACCTCCAACTGCCCTGTCTGGAACGACAGATCAATGGCCTTGCGTAAGCTTGGC